CTCTTACGTCTGTGCTCTTGTTTAAGCTCGATTCCTTTGAGTTTTAATGAGGTACGGAGCAAGAGGCTTTCAAGCTGCTGTAGCTTGGATGACACGCCCCTGCTATCCGTCTGTTCTGAACTGTGCATGGCTTTCTTGAGCTGCGTACACACAAGAACTAGCTCGGCGATGGCCGCCGAACCACTAAGGCCATCAAGACGATCTGCTAGGACCCTGGGAAGGGTCTTCAAGGTCTCTTGCGATAATGAACCATGTAGTAGAGCCTCATCCCGGCAAGCCTGGGACAAGACTATTACGTGCTCAGCCATGCTCACCGAGAGCCACGGCATTACCGGGAATCCGAAGATGCCCGTGAACACTTCTAGCGGACCCTGTTCGGGAACCGCGTGCAGACTGTCTCTCGAGACATACTCTGCATCATGGTCCAACCTACTGGAATTATACCAGTAGGAGAGACTTCGGAGATCCAGCGATTTCAGCTCGACTTCGTGTTCTTTAGAGATTAGACTGTTAACCAGGACTTGTTGACGGTCCCAGTAAGGGATTCCACCCTTGTTCCAGCCCAACCCGAAGGGTTCCGGAAACGGAGCTATACTTCGTATTACGTCACGTTGCCTCTTGGAAAGGAGGGCAACGCTTCTTGGACCAAGGTTTCGACAAACGTCAATGAACGAGTCATCAGACGCCTGCTTCCACTTTGGAGAAGCATAGATTCCATCCGCCGTTATTAGCGACGAACAAAATTCCGCTGCATGGTCGGATACCAGCGTCTTGTCTCGTGACACCGGCACACCGCTAACCTCTAACAGCTCCATGTAGACTTCCGCGCACTCTTGCTCAAACCACGTGATGTCATCACCAACGAACGCAAACGTCAGTTCGGTCACGGGCCTGTCTGAACATCTAGTTTGGATGCCCAAGGCAAGAAGACCATGCGCTAAGGAGGCGCCATTAAACGTGGGAATCAACCCAAGCGGTTGCCCAACCCTCCATCTCGTATGTGACCGTTCAGCATTCGGTAAGGCTTTTGTCCCATCCGAATAGGTTGCTACACGGTTTCCTTTCAGGCCCGTCGCTTGCGCTGGGACCTTCCACTCACCGCCGCTAACCAGGTCGTAGCATCTAAGCCACTCCTGGTCTACTCCGAAGCAGCGCATCGCCGCGAGAGTGTAACGTCTCGGGAAATGATCGGTCCAGCCAGAGGCATCAACCGACACAGCGGAGTAACCTTTACTCAGTTGTTCACGGACAAATTGTTTGCCCGAGGCCTGGTCAAACTGAAAATTGCCAGGCAACTTTTCATTCACTGCGCGTAGCCACTGATATAGTGGCCGCAACAGTTGCTGATACACGATGTTAGGGTTAGCAATAATCCTTGCTTTATAACCCGGTTCTTGAAGAACAGCGATCTGACCTATAAGCGCCGTGCGACTCTTCGGAGCCTCCGGGCGATAGCCAAAACGCGCAAGACTACCGGCAGAAATGTTCGGAAATTGATCTAAGAACCCTTTGCCATAGCGAAGGACAAACTGGATTGATGGCCAAAAGGCTTCCGATTCTGCCACAGACCCGAAGGGGTACGCCTCTTTCCGTCTTGCTTCACGGAATGGATACCGTTCCACTGGCTCTCCCGACGCCGCAGGAGGATTAGGGAAAGATGGCATGTTAGCAATGAGCTGTTGATAACCGATGCGGATGAAAGTTTCCACTCGCAGAGCCGCTTCTTCATCAAGAGGAGGCCGTTCTACCCCCCCTATGAACTTCACCCACTGCCTATTCGTAAGCTTCTCGCTCACGAACCCCGTGTAGACCATAAGCGCATTCCAGACCTTTCGGAATCGCTTCATTCCTCCTCGGAATAAAACTCGGAACACACCCTTTGGTGTCCCGTCCAAGTATCTTTCGATACGCGTGGCCGCTTGATAAGGGATGTCGAAAGTCCAGTGCAGGAACATTTGTCTTAGGTCTTTCAACCTATCGCATGTCCAACACTCCCCGGATTTCTCGACCCAGGTTCTTATAACTTTCACTATCGGTACAAACTCATTGGCCGGTAAACCTAACACATTGAAACGCTTAGAGATTGCATTGTCGTCATAAAATGACATGCCATGGTCCTCCTAGGGGGATGATGTGCACAAAGCTTTCGCTGCGTACCCGACAGAGTGCGACTAGCCCTATAAACGGAGCCTACGTTACTTCCAACACCGAAGTGCTGAGCTGAAGTTAAGC